CCCCGATGAAACAACAAAACTCTCGGGTTTCTCTGACGCTCAACTGGGTGATTTCCTCAGTAGGCCGATTAAAATCAAAGAGTATCAATGGACTCCTTCGTCTGCGTTGTCGGTTACACGTTTCAATCCGTGGACCGAGTTTTTCGGCAATGCTGACGTCCTTGATAAGATTAATCGCTATCGTAACTTGCGTTGCAACCTTCGTCTGAAGGTTTTAGTCAACGGTAACAGCTTTTACTATGGCCGTGCTTTGCTATCTTACAACCCGTTTGTTACTGATGATGAAGTTACTGTCAATAGAGCTTTTATTGAACAAGACTTAATGCAAGCTTCCCAAAAGCCACATCTTTTGTTAGATCCAACTTCTTCCCAGGGAGGAGAAATGCTCTTGCCATTTATATGGCCAGAAAATTATTTGGATATTACAAAGGCTGGTTGGCCTGATGAAATGGGAGAAATTGACATTCACGATTTCGATGTTCTTCAACATGCCAATGGGGGCACAGACCCCATTACCGTTACTGTTTTCTGCTGGGCAGAGAATCTTACTCTTTCAGTTCCTACTACTGCATCCGCTCAGGGTGCGGTTGAAGAGGCTGATCTTGATGAGTTTGGATTTCCCAAACCCTACAGTAAACAGGCCAGTACTAAATCGAAGAAACCGATGAAGCACTCCTCCAACACATCAACGAATGATGAGTTCAAAAGTGGAGGATTGATCAGTAAACCTGCATCCGCAATTGCTTCGGCTGCAGATGCTTTGTCGATGATTCCAGTATTGGCACCCTATGCGAAAGCTACTTCTCTAATTTCCACACGAATTGGAGACGTCGCACGCATTTTTGGATATTCTCGCCCTCAGATATTAGATGAAATTAAACCATTCACTCCGCGTGTTATGGGGAATATGGCAAACTCTGATGCCCCTGAGGCCCTTATTAAGTTAACTCTTGATTCTAAAAATGAATTGAGTGTAGATACTAGATTGATGGGTCTCGGAGGGGAAGATGAGTTAACTGTTAACTCTATTGCACAAAGATGGTCTTATTTCAGACAATTCGATTGGCCAGAAACAGCAACTACGGATACTATGCTGACGTCTATGGTAGTAGCTCCTCTTTATGGAGATACTGTCGTATCAGCTCCTGTTACTGAAATTCATACCACAGCTCTTGCATATGCCGCAACACCATTTGAGGCATGGCAAGGTTCTATCAAATTTCGATTTAATGTTGTGTGTTCTGAATATCATAGAGGAAGAATCCGTATTGTGTATAATCCAGCAACTTCACCAGGAGGTGCCATCCCGTTTAATCAGACATATTCTACAATTGTTGATATTTCTGAAAATAGAGATTTCGAATATGAAGTCAAATGGGCTGACATCCGTGCTTGGGCATTTAATGCTGGATTAGGAACAATTGCACCATCTACAATTTATGATGATGTAAATCCAGTCACCTGTGGTGGCGTCTATGACAATGGATCTATTTCAGTGTATGTAGTAAATGAGTTGGCAACACCATCTCTCACTGCTGCTGATGTGAAAATCCAAGTCTGGGTTGCTGCTGGCGATGATTTCGCAGTTGCTGTTCCAACAACCAAAAACATATCCACGCTCTCAATTCATGCCCAACAGGCAGAGATTGCTCCAGATGCTACTTTGGCATCTGCAGAGGATACATCCAATTCTCCCACTTGTGTGGAAGCTGTAGATTCATTTGCAGCTGGGGAACATATTCCTGAAAATAATCAATACCTTGTATATCAAGGTGAACGAATTGTTTCGTTGAGGGAATTACTTCGTAGGTATAACTATCACAATTGTTATTTTCCTGCGGGAATTGGAACTACAGCAGCCAATCGTGCTGTAGCTTTAGACATTCATGATTTTCCATTCTACAGAGGATGGGAAACCAATGGTCAAGACACTGCGACAAATTCTGTGCCTGCAACTGCAGGTTACAATTTTTGTAGCATGACTTTGCTAAATTTCTTAACTCCTGCATTTGCTTGTAGAAGAGGAGGACTGAGGCATAAGGCTATAGTTACTACTATTGGATCTGCCAGTAGGATGGGTGCATTTTCAGTAGCTCGCCATAATGTTCTTGGCAAAGCTAATGGAAGTGATGAGCATCTATATACTGGTGTTGTAGGAAATATGCGTTCCCAACGCCTGGATGCAATGGCATCAGGTTTGGGAGGTACTGCAGTCACACCTATATCTGTGAACCCTTGTTTAGAGTATGAAACTGGTTTTTATACTGGGGGACAAAGGTTCTTACCAGCTCGGAAAGTCAATCGTTATGATCAGCTAGAAATGGCTCATGAATTGATGATTGATGTTCCTGACAATACGTCAGAGCCAGATTATAGGATTGATAAATACGTGAGCATTGCTGAGGATTTTCAGCTAGGCATGTATGTTGGTTCTCCAATTATGTATTTATACGGAGATCCTACTGCTGTATCTTAAGACTTTTGGGGCAGGTCTTAAAGCAAAATTCGAGATGGAATTAAAACATCACTCTACTATGAGAATAACTAGTCGGAAGAAACTCTCTCGGGAGTTAGGATACCATACGGCGATCGTATGGGGGTACAATTGTATATCAATTGTTTTCCTGAATGAGATATTTATATCTTACACTGAATCTTTGCAGATTCATAGGTTTTATGCATTAAACCCTTGTAAGATATTCGTATCTTATTTGGGTTTATAATTTTTACTAT